GGGCGGCATTACGACACGCCGTCGGCCAGATAGACCGAGGGATCGATGCGGAAACTCGCCGCCACGTCGTAGCGGTCCATGAGCTGGTTACACGCGACGGCACTCAACGTGAAATACTGCGCTTGCGACACGGGGCTGCCCTGCGACACGAGCCCGGCATGGGTCGCGGCGACGTTGCAGACCGTGGGGCGCGTGGCGTAAATCGCACACCGATGGTCCGGGGTGAGATGGATGCAGTGACCGTCTCTGGTCGGGACCAGCCCCGCCTCGGCCGCCCCACGGCAGCACGCCCCGCACTGGGAACAGGCAAAGGTCATCAGTGAATCGTCCCTCCGTCCATCGCGGACAGCACCATCCTCTGCGCGCCGTTGATAATTGTCTCCGGGTGAATATTCAGCCAGAGACACCAGAACGTCAGCTCAGGACTCGGCGTCGAGAGAAAGGTCCGCGCGGTGTCGGCCGCATGGCTCCGGCGGCCGTGATCCCGATAGGTCACGAGGCCGTCCGCGTGCTGGACGCGCGTCCCCGCATCTTTGACGGCCTGTAAAATCACGGCGCGCGCCAGGTCGCGATACCCCTCGCCCCGTCCGCGTACCGGCCCAAACGCGGCCGCCTGTGACGGCGTCGTCCTGCCACCGGGACGCCCGCGTACAGTAATCCTCATGCCCTGCGGCGCAGGGACAGCCGAGGACCCCGCCAGGGCGGCGTGGGCGATGTGGGGGTTGACCTCAATAACGCGCCGAGCCGATACGGATCGTACCCGCGCGCACGCGGTCGATCTCCCTGAGCGGATAGTCGCTGCCCGGCACGGGCGCGCATCCACGGCGGCAGCCCGATGGGTCCTTGGTCGGGCAGTCGGTCAACGGGTTCCATCCGGCCCGGCCCCATATCGGGAAGGTCGCGGGGGTCCTCTTGACCGCCCGGTCCCGTGTCTACCGGGACTGGATACTTCGCGTCCGGTCGAGGGCTCGACTCCTGGAGAGGACGCTCATACTCGAACGCCGGGTCACCGTGTCCAGCCGCGCGATCCCGCGCGCGCATCGCACGCTCGGCGGCTTCCCGATCCATCTGGGCCTGCGTCAGCGGCTCTCCGTAATTGGGCGACCCCCACGGGCGTCCATACGGCCCAGGAGCGCGTTCCGGACGCCAGTCTCCAGGTATGTCGGGCCTCTGCGACCCTTCGGGCTGATACATACTCCGAATAGGAGCAGCCTCGCGGTCCTGATACTGCGCGCGTGCGTCCATTTCGCGTTCAGAGAAGTCCTGATACTGCGCGCGTGTAGCCATTTCGCGTTCAGTGACTTCATCGTCGGTCAGATATTTACCGTTGAGATAAGGCATCATCCTTCTCCATTACACGCCGGAGCCATAGCCGGGCGGTCCCTCGTCCTCGGGCGTCCGCACCACCGACACCGTTGTGGACGCAGCGGGCGCGGATTTCAAAGCCCCCTTGAGCACGGCCAATTCCGTGTCGGCTCGCCGTTGCTTCTCCTGCATCTCCTCGTCGTATTGCCATTGACTCTCGGTCCCGACACGCTTCGTCGTGGCGTCAAAGACGGCTTTGGCGTCGGTGGCCTGAATCTTCATCTGCGCGATGGCGAGTGCGGTTTCATTCTTCATCCGCTCGATGTCCATGCGCGCCTGGAGGTCCGCCTGCTCGCGCTGGGCATCCGCCATGAGCCGCTGCTGCTCACGCGCGGTCGTTGCCCGCTCCTTCACCGCATCGGTGTCCAGCTCGCGCGTCTTGGCGTCGAGCGCCTGGGTGAGCTGCTGGAGCATCTGCCCCTGCTGCTGCAACTGCTGCTGGAGTTGCTGCGGATCAGGCTGGCCGTCCTGGTCCTGCAAGGGCGGCGGCAGCAATTTCTTGACGCGCTCGGCGGCTTCAAGGTGGCCGGGAAAGTCCCGAAACTTGAGATACAAGTCGCCCAGAATCGGGAACAAGCTCGGATTCGCCTGAAACAGATTTCCCAACTCGTCCGCGCCTTCCAGCGCGCGCGACTTGTAGCTGCGGCCGACCGTGACGACGACCCCGTAGCGCCCTTTCCGCAAATCGTAATACTTTACCTCGGGCCTGGGCGGCCCTGGACCCATCGGGGGTCCTGGACCCATCGGGCCGCCGGGTCCCATCGGCGCGCCCATCGGGGGTCCCATCGGGGGCCCCATCGGGGGTCCACCGGCCCCGAGTGGCGGGGGACCGACCCCTGGGGGCGGGACGGGGGGCCCCAGAGGCGGCGGCCCACCCGGCGGCGGGGGCAGACCCGGACCGGACGGGACACGTGACGGCCCGACGGGCCGTGGGCGGCGTGTCGTGGGGTCCACGGTAAACGGGGCATTGAGGAGGACGGTCTGCGGATCGTCTTCCTGGTCGAGAATCCGCGCCACCCGGCCGGGGCGGTCGTAAATCCGGGGCAGCAGGTCCAGCACGACCTTGGCCTCGTAGGTCAGGGAAATTTCCGCGAGGTTGTCCAGGAAATGCGAGCTGCCCTGCTCATATTGCTGTTGGAGCGCGAGGACGGACCGGCCACTGCGGGCGGTCTGGCTCTGCTGGCCGAGTGCGCTCTCAAAGGCGCCCGTGCCTTGATGAATAAACTCCCGCGCCTGCTGCAAGAGCACCATCGACGGCCCCAACCGGCTCGTGTCCACCTGGGTGCGCTGCGGGGGCGGGGCGGGAGTGCCGTTGAGACTGACGTTTTTATAGCGAAGATACGGGAAATTCCTGGTGTTGGCGAGCTGCCATTCCTGCTCGTGGCCCTCTTCCTGGCCTTCGACCATCATGTAGGGCGCTTTCGATTCGAGCGACGCGAGTTCGACGGCCGAGCTGGCGGAATAATTCAGGAGGCGCGCGGCGTCGGCATTCGGCTCGATAATCCCGACGTAGCGGCGCTGCGCTTCAAACGGAATCAATTCGCGGCCGATGACCGGGATGATCGGGATGTAGCGCCCGTCCAGGGTCTGCGCCGGGGCCAATTCCTCGACCGCGTTGATGGTGGACCACCAGAGCGTCGGGACCTGCTCCTCCATCGCCCGCGCCCCGTCCCCGTCGCGCGCCGTGCGGCCGTCGGGGATGTCGTCGTCAAAGGCGTCGCTTCCGTCATCGAGCAGCACGCGCCGCCGGGTGGCATATTCGAGCCGGTAATACTCGGCCACGCGCACGGCCCGTCCGGCCGAGTCCGCCTCCCCCGTCACCCACTTCGGGGTCTGCACCCCGACGACCGAAAACTCGTCCGCGTCGAAGGCCGCCATCTGGCTGTCGGGATATTTGCGAATATAGGCGTCCCAGGGCATGTCCTGCACGAGAAACGCCCACTGCCCGTCGCTGCCGTCGGGCTCCTGGGCAAACGGGTCCAAGACCACGCTCGCCTGCTGCAAAATGCGCTTGATGCTGATTTTCTGGTCAAACGGGCTGCCGGAGTCGGGGTCGGGCTCGGTCAAAATCCGGTAATAGCCCCGTCCGCACTTCACCGCGCGCTCAAACGCCCAGGTCCGCGCCAGGTTGGCGCGGCTGTCCACCTCGATGCGCCGATACAGCCCTTGAATAATCTCGGCCGTCTCGTCATCGGCGTCCTCGGACACCGGATGAATCTGAATCCCCAGGCGCGCGGCGCGCTCGGCGTTGAGGGTGAGCTGAATCGGCTGGTCCAAGGACGGAATCGACAGCATGGGCCGCTGGGGGAGTGCCACACCGCCCACGACCTGCGGTTTCCGCTGCTCCTTCACGTCATCGGGCCACGCCAGCTCCGGCACCTGGAACCGCAGGGCGGTCACTTCCCGCCGTCGCTGCTGCTCGTCGGCATCGGTCCCGATGCGGAAGCGGTCGAGGGCTTGCGTGAGGTCAGTCGCCATCGAGGCTCCTTTACATTCCCATCCAGCCCGCGTCGGTCGCCGTCGCCGGGCGACTCACGTAGGCCACCGCCGACCGGGGGGGCTGATACCGCACGGCGAGTCCGCGAAACGCATCCGCCCCGTGACTCGCCCAATCATGCACTGGCCGCGCGGTAAACTCATTCAGGCGGCTATTGTC